TAATAAAGGTGGTGCTTCTGGGCTAGGTCTTCCAGTTATGTACTCAACATATTTACCTTGTGCAAATTCAGCTAATCTTGTACCTGCCCGATCTGCAAATAATATTTGACTATCCCTAGAAAAGGCAGCTTTTGCACCAGCAGCAGCCCATTGTGCTCCTAATTCAGCAATATTACCTCGTCCAGTTCTTCTGCCAGTTTGCTCTCTTCCAGCACCGGCATTAATCATTTTAGTCAGTATTTGTTGTTGAGCAATTGCAGTATTACCGGCAACTTCTCTTGCTTTTAGCTGTGCTTCAGCTATAGCGTCTTTAGTTTCTCGCCACTTATTATCAACTGCAATATCACTATTTTGTTTATCGTTTAACCAAGCAAGCTCTGCATTACGATTTTTAGTATTGTAGTTATTTATGAGTAGTTGATTTTGTCTAGCAATAGCTTGATTTTGTCTAGCAACGTCTGCACGTTGTTGTCCGAATCCGAGTAGTCCTTGAAAAAGATCTAAACCGAATCCTATGCCAGAACTTTGTCCGGCTGTTAATTTTGAACACATTGTATTTTACAAAATTCGATAAATGGTAAATAATTCGGACCATGCAAAACTTCTCTTAGAAATTTAAAGCCCAAAAATTTTAATAGTCTTAGGTGTGCTGTATTGCGTTTATCGCAAATATTCCATAATAATGATTCAGATCTTTTATCTACCCATCGTTTCGCTTCTCTAGAAAAAGCAATAGGGTATTGATGGATTACAGGTGTACAAAGCATCCATATTCTTCCATCATTATTCACTCCAGCCATGCCAGCAGTCTTGCCGTTTGGCATAGTAAAATAGATATTTTCTCCAGATTCTAGAAAAAGAGGGAGATGGATACTAGGTAGTAATCCATGCCCCTCAACTAATTCTCTATAATCATCTGAACGTAAGTTATGTGCAACTTCTAAAGCTACTTTTTTAGTAGCTAGGCGGATTTTTATTTTAGACACGTTGATAATATTTAGGGTTATAATCTCCTTCCCAAGTCATTGAAAACAATTGAAATGGTCTAGGGTCTATACAAATAATTCCAATATTTAAATTAGTATTTTTTTCAAATATGGGAATTGTTCTTATAATTTCTTCTTCAACAAGTTGTGTATTAAGATTTAAGCCACTGCTATATCTTGGTGAATCAAAACTTGTTCCATTAATGCTTTTGTTATCTTTAGTTGACGATACAACAGTAATATTTCCTACATCTCCAAAAGAAAAATGGCATCTATGAATTACTAATGATGCTCTAGTGTCAGATCGAGTTTTATCTCCAACTGTTTTAGTTACAAAAATAGTAGGTAAAATTATAGTACTTAATATTCTATAGCCAATTACAAAATTAAAACCTGTCCAATCTCCAGTTATTTCAAATTTATTTACATCGGAAACAGTAGGTATTGCATCACCAGACCTACCAATATTTTCATTACGATTAGCTGAAGTTCTTGCTCCTACGCTTGGAGAATATGCCTCTACTGAACTTGCATACGTATTAGTAGGGTTATCAACAGTTAATCTAGTTCCATATAAATAACCTGTAGGTCGGTCAAATGTGGTTTTGTTTGTAGTTGAGTTATAAGCAGAAGTAGGCAGTGCTGTTATTAAACTATGTCTATCAAGATAAATAGGGTATCTGGATTCTTCTCTATAATCATCTGTACCATCTGTAGCCGGACCAGTTCCCGTTAAAATTGTGCTTTCTTGTTTTCTAAGATCAATTGCTTCTAATGTATATTCAACTACTTCATCGGTATAATCACGAGTATTCATACCAGTATCGTAACTTTGAATTACTTGGTAATAAACATCAGTAAACAGTGCATGATGCTCTAAATATCCATGCCAGAACCATTCAAACCAAGCTGACTGTATTCTTTTTTCACCGTTACTAAAATATTTAAAACCCCATGCAGCATTAGTATTACCACCTATAAATAATAGTTGATTTTCTTTTGATACAACAGGCTCATAAAAAAAATTATCTAGACTTTTGGCAATAAGTTTACTTTGTTCTAAAACTGTGGGTGATCCTTCTCGTTTAATATCTGTCATTTCAAATACCCTTGTAAATTTTCCTGTTCTATTTAAAAAACCAACTGTTTGACCTAATGAAAAAGGGATAGTTGTAGGGTCGTAATTATATGAACAAAGATAATTTATTTTAGCTGTAGAAGGTGTTAACGCATCACTATCTGTAGTTAGTAAAAATTGTTGATTAGGACTAAACAGTAATAATCCTGAGTTTACTTCTATACCATCAAACAGAGTTGTTGGGAAAGTAGCACTTGCTTGTATATCTATTGGATCAGCTGTTGTTTCTGACATAGCTGTTGAACTAAAAAAATTAAAGAAATCGTTTGTCTTGGACAAAACAACATTACCTTTACTTAAAACAGCTAATCTGTTTCTAAAAAACAACATTTTTTCTAGATTACTTCCTATAAAACTAGGAACTGGGTTTGTATTATCATCACCTACATCACGTTTAGTAAAATCAATTTCCTGTATTAAAAACCTTCCCTCTGGATATACATTTCCTGCTAACTCTCTGACTATTCTTACAGGCATAGTAGTTTTATCTATTTCTATTTCTATGCTTGGTGCAGGGCATTCTTCCCATACTCCTTCACCAAAATAATCTGTACCTGCAACTGTACCTGCATTTGCCTGTTTAAACTTTAAATAGAAATCATCATCACTATCACCACTATTAACAATTTTTACCACATAATTATGTCTACAGTTAGTAGGTAATTCTGTTATATCATTCGCTTCATTAGTAATGATATTCATTAGTTGTGGTTCAGGTGTACTTACAGCAAAAGGAGTAGCACTTTTTAAATGTAAACAGTTACCTGTAATAGTTGCAGTAATACCAGTAGCACCATTGGCAGCCACATATGTAGATGAGTTTGGATCAGATATAGAATCCAGTTCAGTCTTCATTGACCCAAGTATTCCTGCGGCTGTAACAGCTTCGTCAGCACTAGAAGATGTAGCTGGTGGACGTACATATGCAATATTGGCTGTGTGTTGAGATGTTACATGAGAAGTAATTTCTATAGCACCATTACCACCTTTTTTAGTTGTATAACCATTTGTATGACCTGTTTGCCAACCTTCACCTCCGAATTGAAGCTTTGCATATGGTTGATAAGAATCATTATATTGAGGACCAGATGTACTACCTCCTAAATTTGCAGGATCAACAACAGGAACACACCTAACATCTATTTCATATCTTAAATTTCTTACAGCTGGATTATTGGAGGTAGCGTCAAACATAATTTCTCTACCCATAGCTTGACATGTACCATCATTAGCTCCACCTGTATGGGAAAATCCTGCTAAATGAGCTATAGAAGTAGCTCTATGTTCCGTTACTGGTGTCCCTGGATTAGCTGCATCATAGATATTTAATGCGTATTGTTTACCATAAGAAATTGTCTTTAATTCAATTATTGCTTCATTAACTAGCTCTGGTGAACCATCTCCTGTGACAGCACCATTCGCATCAACAACTGGTTTCATACTTGTAGTTTTTGTTCTATTAGTAAGAAAAGTTTGCTCGTTTAATGTAAGTGCTTGTATATCAGATAATTTAGTCCAATTATTAAGATAGGTTGATAAGCCTGTACCTGCTACACCTGAGTAATCAATTAAGTTTATAGTGTTACCGTTGCTATCTAAAACTCCATTATTGTCATGGTAAGAAAAACCATCTCTTGTTCTCCATAATTGAATTACACCATTTGTATTAACACACCCAATATATTGATTATCCTCATCATTGTAAATATTAAACCATTTAATAAGACCTGAATTAGGATATATTTTTTTTATTAATTTACTTCCTGGTCTTCTTTTTAAACCTTCAGTAACGTCTGGTATAAAATCCGATAAAGCACGAACTTGTCCAGGTAATTTAAGTTCATCTGGTTGTTCAGACACTCCTAAAATAAAATTTGGTATTTGTTGAGTTACTGTGGTCATTATCTTTGTAATCCTTTAAATGGTTTATATGTTGAATAATTAGTATTTTCGGGAAAACCAAGCATGTTGTAATCACCCTGATTACATTCATATTCCAGACATGAAGCTTTAGCTGCTTGTTCTTGTATTTGTAAAAGTTGCACTAAATTACTATTTGTTACCAATTGTGCTGCTGCTCTACCAGCTGCTTTATAAGTTATTAATCTTTTAAATATTGAAGGTATATCTTCATATTCAAAAAAATATATAACATTGCAAAAAATTTCATCTTCAAATTCAAAAGTATGATTTACTTTGTCGTATAACTTGCCATGTCGTCTAATAATATTAATTGATTTATCTTCTGGGTTTTCTGAATCTATTCGTAGTACATTAGTTGGTATTAAAATGTGTTTTGTAGTTGGATCTGAAGTAAACTTAACATGATCCTCTCTATTAAAAGACCACCCTTCATTTTGTACATCACTATTACACTCTTTTAATATTGAATGTATTATTCCTGTTTGTGGATCTTGATAACTAGCAGTCACCTGACTAGATTCTAATTCTGTTATTGGACTTTGACCAATAGCTCCCAGTATTGTATTTACAGCGGAGAGTTCGGTCTCGTTATTTATTGTTGTGGGAGTTGTCATATTTACTAATAAAAAAAGGGGGTCATAAAAGACCCCGTAAAAACATATTTAGAATG